TGATCAGGCTGGAAGACCTTATAACGAGGGCGAGCAGGTGGTTATCGGCGGGAATGAACGCTATGTGTCGGTATTGCTGTGCTGAAGTGTATGTAGTCGGTGTCTAGGTAGTATAGTCTACCGATTCCGTCTGCTGGCATGTCCTTGGTCGGAATGATTGGGACACCGTTGTAAGTTGCCACGATGAACCCTGCCTCCATACCCGGCACACCCTTCACACCGTTGTAGGTGGGAGTGACCCTCTTCTCTTCCATGAACCTCTGCTGACTCTGCAGTAGTTGCTGTAGCCTCATCAGAGTATCATACTTTGTTAGAATGACCTTCGGGTTACCACCTCGTACCCAAATCTTCTGGAACAAGTCATCAAGTTGGTCTAGAGACAATGTGCGATTTGCCGCAGCAGCGTTATCCTCGCCATAGGACCAAGTGTTAGCGCTTCGGTCAATCGAGTAAATGTCCTCTTCACCCGCAGCAGCGTGGTCAGAACCGCCGCCGCCGTATGTCATGCTCGTGTTACCTGCAGTAATCCTGTCTAGGGACTCAAAGTTGTTAGCGGCCACAGTTCCTACATCGGTTAGTAGCATCTTATTGACCATCTCAGCGTGGTGCTTACCCATTTCCTCTTTGAGAACCTGTCGAATGTCTCCAAGTCCATCGTCCTTGTCAGCGAGGAAGATTGCTGTCTCCGACATGTCGAAGGTGTGAGCAATCGTCTTGGGCTTTGCAGCCACATGCTGGAAGACCGGCTTGACCGTCTCAGGTAGGGTCGCGTTCTCAGCAACTCCACCATGTAGAGAGCCCGAATTGGGCTTGGCTGTGACAACTCGCCATCCACTCCTATCCCAAGGCTTCTTGGGCAGTATGCTGAAAGCGTTGAACTCCTGATTCAGTTGCGACCAGACCTTGCGGCCATAAATCGCCTGATAAGTTCCTGCAGTAGTTGAGAGCATTGGGGCGTCGGCCTTCAGTAGTTCACTACCGGAGTACGAGTAACCCATTGCATTTCCAGCGCCATAGTAATAGCGCTCCATGTCTGTAATCGTGCGTATGTAATTTCTTGCCATATCATTTCACCTCATTATTCCTCTTTTTTATTCAATCTACTCTACCCTAAATGCCTTGTCAGCAAGTTGGTGTACCTCATCCCAAGTCATAGCAGCCAAATCCATTGTTGAGGGTATCTCTACAGTAGCCTCAGACTTCTGTAGTGCCTCTCCAACTTCTGGCTCAGTAGGATTAGCAAGTGTGTCTATGCGCTCCCCAAGAGCAGCGATAGACTTGTTTATGTCGTCAAGAGGGCTGCGTGCGTCGAAAGAAGCAGCCTCTGCCTTGGAAATCTCTTCGGTCCTCTCACTACCATAGCGGTTTGTGAACTCGTTCTCTAGCGCAGTCCTAAACTCCTGCTCTAGCGCAGCAGCCTTGTAGACCTCGTAAGCAGCCTCAATATCTGAGTGGGTTACCTCTGAAGGGTGAAGGAACTCACCTTTCTTGGTAGAACTACCCTTTCCAGTCGTGCGAGCAACTGCGTTAGTGGAAGGCTTACCGCCCTCCTGCGCCCTGCCCTTGACCTGACCGCCCTTAGCGGCCTCAGTGTCAGCCAACTCTTCAGGAGTAGAACCAAGATTTGCCTTTTCCACATCATCGAAATGTGTTCTTGCGGCCATTGTATCTACACCTGCGCCTTTTAGTGTGTCTTCCATCCAATTTAGATATTCAGAGGTAATTACATCGGAGTATTCCTCTCCCTTCTCTACTGACTCTTCTACAATATCTTCTTTCTTTTTGGAGTCCTTCTTATCATCGTCGTCTTTATCTTCCAAGAAAGCGGGTTTATCCCCCTTCTCAAAGTCATCAAGCCTAGACTCCAAGCGAGTAAGAACATCGCCCATTTGTGTCATAATATCATTATCTTCGTCTGCCATTTTATTCACCTTATTTTTTCCATTATCCTCTTTTAGAATTTTGAATGTCGCTTCCGGGTTTATTCCTTTTTCACAGATTGTTACTTCGTGCAGTTCCAGTTTGCTGATTTCTTGATAGTCGCCGTGTTCTTTGTCGCTCTTTCTAACACGCTTGAATGCTTGCCCACCAATACTAAATCCTCTTAACGAGCCTTTTCGTATTTCGGCAGCGACTTCTTTGGCTTTTTCGATGTCTTCTCTCAGTTCTACAACTACAAACATTCCGACATCATCAACTTCGCTTTTCCAGAACCTCCCTTCACTATCTGTATAACTTGGTATGACTTCACCGATTTGTATGTTTGAATGTGCTAGTTGTACATTACGGTACTTGTCACTCTCCATGTATTTCTTGAATGCGTCTTTGAGTGCTTCTTTGGTTATCTTGTCACCTTGCTTGTCTACTACTTCTACACTTGCGTACCCTGCTACTACTAAATCTCCACCTTTCAATAACAGTACTGATTGTTCACCGGGCTTAGAGCGTACAGAAGACAACACACTAATCACCCGTTAAATGTTCATACTACATATATTAAGCGGCATTAGTCAGATAACACCGCACCCTCAGAATCTAACTCCAAATCGAGGGACTGCCCCTCATCTGTGACTAATTTCTTACTCTTTTTACCCTTAACCTCGCTCTTTTGCGGAGTTTTATTTTTATATGGCCGTTCTGAATCTTCAGTAGGTCTCACACGCATATCATAATCAGGCATTGATTCTTCACCTACCAACTTAGTTGGTCCCCTTGGGCTTTCAGTTAGAGAACCCACATCAATGCCTAGCCCTTTAGGTCCAGTAGTGTTGTAGTATTGCTCTTTTTCTAAAATATCCAACGCCTCTTCTATTAGTTTCAGACCCTTTATCGCTTCAGGTTTCAACAGGAGATTCTTGTCTTTGCCCGGTTTTAGTAACCCAGCAGATTCCTCTTCCATAGTTTCTTCAGTATTATCTGGTATCTTGTCTTCTTCCACAACTCTTTCTATCTTACCTTTCAAAAGCATAGATGCCACTTGAGCCCAGAATGGCTTCAAACTTTCACTAAGACGAATGGAATAATCGTTAATGGAAATATTAGAGAGTACCGTTTCTGGAGAACTAGCCCAATATCCATCTTGTGTTTTCTTCAAACTATAGATTACATTATCATGAAACATCTTCACAAGTATGTTATTATCAATGATTTTCACATCGTGAGGGAAATGAAGTGGTTCTAAGGATTTGGTCAAAAGACCTAAAGTTTCCATATTCACTACCCCTTCTCCTTCTCCTTCCCCTTTCACATCTGTCGGTGTGACGGTATAGATGTCTCTACCTCCTTTGTTGAATTGCTTCACACCACTCACATTTACTCTGATTATTTCACCCTCATCAAAAGGCTTGGGACTTTCCACAGTCCCCGCATCAAGATAAACAGACCCCTTGTAATTAACAGCCCTGTTACCTAGTCCCTCGTCATCGAGAAGAGGACCAGCACCCAACCGATATGTGTAAGGCCCACTACCTCTTCTGTCTAGCACCAAGAAATTCAAATCTTTTCCGGGTCTCAAGAGAACCCATTTAGGATGACGAACCTCTCCACGCATGTAAGTACTATTGGAATCCTTCAGTAAAAGGGTATCAAAATCCTTGAGTAAATCCTTAACAACGCCCTCTAAACCGTCTTCGTCTGTTACACGAGTATCAAAAGCACCGGGTATCATAACAGTATCATGACTATCAAATTGGCCTCTTAGAACTTTCAATCTTTCATTCGCAGATAAATCCATTATGTCTGTGCCGTCATATTGCATGATATCAATGACATGTAGTTCATCATCACCTAATACCCCATCAATAGTGTAGGTCTTATCGTTCATTTTCTTCAAACCTTCACGAGCCCAATCAGGTAACCCCATTCTCCCCCCTTTCTCATTGTAAGCAGTAATTCTATTCTTCTTTCTCGTTATCACTATTCTTTGTCCATCATACCACTTAGATACTACCCAACTACCAGTAAAACCTCTTAATTGCTCCAAATCCTTTAATTCAAAAATTCTATGCATCGGTCTGATTGGAGGAACCCATTCAGGGCTCTTGTCTCCTTTCAGTAAAAGCACATCAGGGTTCAATAAGAATAAAGCGTAATCTGAAGGCTCACTCAAACTCAATGCTTCAAAGAATGGTGGAGTGGTGTTAGGAGTTACACCTTCTATATCAGGAGTATTTGAAGGAGTGATGATTTGCTCTCTGGGCTCTTGATTATTCCAAGCATCTTGAACCATCTTTTCACCGAATACCCTATGTAAATTCTCAAAAGGCGTAGGTAAAAGACTTACTGGTTTGGTTATATTCTCACCCATGAAGGGTTTTCCTTCGCTGAAATCGAATCCAAAAGTAGGTTTACCAACCCTACCATCTTCTAAACCACCACTCACAGCAAGGTCACAAACAGTATGACCATGAGGTGAAGTGTCGTCTATTTTCCTTCCGTCACTCCATTGAAGTTGCTCTTTTGTTATCGGTTTTTTGATTTCTTGAAATTGTAACTCCATAGAAGGGTCATGAAGGGCGATATCCCTCAAACGATGTACTGCCTCGTTAGCCGTTCTCCCTTGATGTACAAATCTCTTACCGGGTATTTTTCCAACTGGAGCAGCAGTAAAACCAGATACCTTGTCCTTGTCTCCCGTTTTGATTATAGGTGCTGATATGAAATCCAAACCATACATGTCTCTGTATTCTTCTTCTGGTCCTCTGAACATGTTTGCTAATTCACTAGTATGACGCCAAGCCCCCGCTTGTCTCGCTTTCTTGTTCATACCTTTGAATTGAGCCCCGACAAACATATCTATGTCCCTCACACCATGATAATTCTCAAAGGGTGTATTTGAACCATCAATCGTAGG